GGGCGGTGTAGCGGATCACTGCGTCCTTTTGGTTGGTGTATACGATCAACGTACCGTCGTCGAGTGACTCGAGTGAGTACGGTTGAGGCACGTAGCGACCTGCTGCAACAACAGGAGAGTAGTTGGTCCATGGTGCGTCAGTTGGCGCCCAACGTGTCGAATAATCGTCTTGTGCATCGGGCGGCAACACAGCCACGATGTTGACCGTGTTTTGCGGTATCTGGTACGCGTACTTCCATTCTGGCCAGTTGCTGGTCAATTCTGCGGGCACGATACGGCGCGACGCAAAACCCCAGTTGTGCATCTCGAGAAGCGTGTCTCGTGCAATCGGGTAAAACCGTGCGCAGTGTTCTGATTGTACTGATCCTTCAGGTGGGTCAATGCTGGCGACCGTGGCGTTGTCACCCAAGTGCGCAAGCGCCAAGTTGCAAATATCAACGACTGATGCCATCGCGGCCTCCTGATGTTAAAAAGGGGCCGCAGTTTCCCACGGCCCCCATGCTGGTTACTACAAGGCGAGATTATGCCGGAACCGCGTCGTCGGCTTTGGCTTTTCCGCGTGCTTTTGGCACACTGTCTGCCTCTTCCGATTTGCCGTCTGCCCTTACCAGGTTGGTGTTGGGCGGACCGTTGTACTCAAAGACCGTGCCCTCCTCGCGGAGGCCATTGTCGACAAAGCACGTTACTCTTGCGCGATACATAGGCATAGATCATCCCCCTTGTTGTTAGACCACAGAGAAGCCAGAAGCGTAGAACTTCTTGCCGTCCTGGATCGTTTCTACGATGTCAGCAGTCACCTTGCCGGCAGTGTTCGTGCCGGACACGGTGTAGCGTGCGCCGATATAACGCTTGCCCAGCGAGCCGATCAGCGGGTTGATGCGAACGGCCACATTCGTGCCGAGCGTCAAACCAGCAGTAGCGATTGCGCCGGATGCACCGACGACAACCACGTTGCTCGAGAGTGCTGCGTTGTCAGCAATGATCACCTCGAAGTTAGTCGAAGTGCCGCCTGCGAAAGCCTCGGTCATGGCAAAGTTCATAAGCAAGTTATGACCTTCACCAATGTCACGGGCCACCGACAGATCGATCGTGTCGCTAGACACGGCAGTAACCGTCACTGCCTGGTCGGTCGATACGCGAAGATTTTTATCAGTAATCATGATGTCATCCTTTCAATGTGTGATTGCCCGATTAGCTGACAGCAGCTTCGGTGTTGAGCAAGGAATCGACACGTCGCAGGGGCACGCCCAGGAACGACAGCCACGAGTACGGCTGACCGAACTGTGACAGGCCTTCGTTGATCTTGAGCACGTACTGCGACTTGTCGAGAGCTGCGATGCTCAAGCCAGAGTGCACGGTACGGTTCATGTAGAAGGCAGCCTTACCCATAGCCATGTTCGGGATACGGTACAGCGAACGTGCCATCAACTTGACGATGTTAGTCGCAGCCGATGCAGCCTGGGTACCACTTTGAGCGATCAGGTCAGACACATCGATGTTGCAGATGCGAACGACATAGCGCCAGTCTTTGACGACCAGGCCATTCTTCCACTGATAGCGAGTGGCCAATGCCTGCAGACGGGTGCCGTCCGAGTTGTAAACCGTCTGCTCGCCGAGATCCTCATGGACCAGGCCAGCTTTCGAGCCTTTCGGAAACGGGCAGTACACAGTCTGATCACCCCACACAACCAGGTAGACCGAGGTGTTGTCCGAGCCAGAGCCGCCGGCCGACAGGATGTTCTGCGCGTTGCCGCCGGTGAGCGAGCTGTAACGTGCAGCCAGGCCCAGGAACTGCTTCGGGTCGACGCCAGGGTTGCCGTAGAACAGGGTGGTTGCCTGGGTCTGGTTCATTGCCTCGAGGAACGCGGTGTCTTCCGACAGGCGGAATTGAGCCGTGTTGCCGTTGAGCATAGCCAGATCCTTGTCCACTTCCGAGCGAGCTTCCAAGATGCCGCACGCCTCGTCGACCTGTGCAGTGGTCGATTTGGACGACGGGATACCTTGGTTCAGCGCACGCCAGTAGACAGTGGGCAGACCGGTACGGATGACGACGCGCTCGCCGGTTGGCAGGTTGCCTTCCTTGAAGACGCAATCTTCGAGAATCTCGTTGGACTGCGAGAGCAGTTCGGCCACGATCGGCACGCGGCCGTCCGGGTCGGTACGTTTGGCCCAATCGGCCAGTGTCAAATTACCATTAGCAAGAGTTGCCATGATTAGCTCCTTTTAAGTTTGCGATTCATACAAAGCCGACGCTAGATCGTTGAAGCCTTTGGGCTGGGATTTGCTGCCTCCCTTGCCTATGTCTCCACCAACATAGCGGTCTTCGCTAATTGCCTTTCCAGCCCGGTACATAAACCGGATCACGTCCGGGTGATTACCCAGGCCGGAATCGTTTAACAGCGCGCGCAGCTCGGGCGTGCCGAACTGGTCGAGCGCCTTCTTGGCCACGGCAAGGTTTTCTGGCAGCTTCTCGCCGCCAAATTCTTTGTCGTTCCTCGAGGCATCAGCCCACTGTGAGCGGACCTGCTCGATTTGCTGGATCTGACGTTGTTCCACAATGGGCCCCATCTTGTCCAGCAACTTCTGCGCGGCATCCTGCGTCAGGTTCAATTCCTTGGCG